ACCACTACCAAGTATCTCATCCATGACACCTCGCATATCTCCACTATCTACTTTCATTACTTTGACTTTTACATCACCTTCCATATCTTCTTCTTCCATTTCTTCTTCTTCAGGCAAAATCATTTCTTGATGGCATAGTAAAAGAAAGTTAACTAATTGATCATCTGATAAATCTAAACCAGCTTCATTATGTGCAAAACCCATTTTCTCTTGAAATAAAGCTGCATTATCTTCCATATTTTCTACATTGACTTCAGCCATAATTGTCTCCTTTTAAATATTTGACCAAGGGCATAGCAAATCCCTTCACCAATCGTTTTAGTTATTTTCATTGCTAGACTGTTTTTGCCTGTCTTACCTTTAGATAAATCATAAGCCATTTGATTAGCCCATGTTAATGCTATAGGTTTAATTAACATATACATCATACCCTTTTTCTTTATTTGTCTTGCTAATGGCTCTCCCCATAAAGCATAGCCACGATATATAGCTGGGTCTACTTTGCTTCCATATAACTTATCATATTTGTATATAGATTTTTTCATGTCACCCATTTTATAAAGTGCTGTGCATATAAATGTTGATCCTGCTTCACTTGAGCCAGCTTCCTCTTGACTTTCTCTAGTAACTGCCTTCGCAAAATTAGTATCGTAACCTTTTGCACCTACAAATTCCCCTGTTACTCTATCTATTGTACCAAAATTTGTTTGGTTTATAGCATCTCCAGCATATTGAGAAGGAGATTTTAAAGCATCTTGCATATTATTAGCAGTACGATAATCCTGTGTATATGGTTCGTATCCAGCTTCTGACCTTAGTTGAGCTTGTCTACTATTAAATGGATTTGCAATTGCACCAGAAGGCATTGTTTTGCCACCATATCCTTTAACCATATTGCTTTCATCACCACCAGAATACATAGATGCTAAATCCACACCGGGAATTGCTTGCCCAAACTTATTCATTTCATAATTACTTATTATATTATCTTTATTTATATCAACACCAGATAAATTTCTTACATCTGTAACACCAGTATTAATGCCTTTTAATGTGTCAAAAAAATCTGCTTCTCTGTTCAATAATTTATTTGCTGCAGATTGTGCTTTGTATTGACCTATTATACTACCAATTGCCATAGGTGTGCCTAAACCAGTTGCCATTCCTAGCCCTTGCAGAAGCACATCATTTCTTGGTATTGATTTATCGAATAAATTTATAGGATTATTCAAACCTTGAACACCTTGAGATAAACTTTCAAATTCACCTCTAGTTAAGCTTCCAAGTGCACCATAGTTATTATGTTGTGCCATATTTACCTCTATGTGTTTGGTGTATTGTCAGGTCTAATAGAATCCATAGGATTAAATGATCTATCTCTACCTTCCATTCTCATTCGTTCTAAAGAATTTGGGTTTTGCATTGGTCTTGGCATTGGAGTAGGCATCATTGCACCATCAGTAGGAACTCCACTTAATGCACCCATTCCTGGATTTTCAACTTGAGGTCTTCCACCAAACGCTGAAGGATTAACTTGTGATATCTTCTCTCTTGCTACTGCTTCCATAGCATCTGCAGGAGTTAGACCCATGTCAATTAACATACGAACTTTGTCTACGTCACTAATATCTTCTGCACGCATTTCACTATCCATGCCCATATCCATATTAGCAGGAATGTTTTCTCTAGCCATTTCGCCTTCCATTCCCATGTTTGGGTCTGTTAACATATTTTGTAACTCTTGTTGACCCATAGGTGGAATATTTAAATTTCTTAGATTTGGGTCTTGCATAGCTTCTTCCATAGCTCTCATTTCCATATCGCTTGTTGAGCCAGAACCAGAAGGTCTCATTCCTGGTGCCATTCTTCTATTAGTTTCCTCTAAAAATCTTCTTTCTTCATCTGAAATTGCTCCACCTTGACCCATCATGCCAGCCATAGCTGACATTTCTCTATTGGATGTTGAGCCACTACCAAAATCAGGTCTTTGTGGAGGAAGATTAACTGGATTACCAGTTTCTGAATTTATATATTCACCTGTTGGTGTTATTACTATTGGCATTTTTTATAAGCTCCTGTTGTATTTTAATTTGATTTTTCTCTCGTTCCATTTGCAGTTCTAGTTCCAACTTCGCCATTTTAGCTTGCAACTCTGCATTTAACTTGGCTTGGTCTATCTGCAAATCTTGTTGTGCTTCTGCTTGTTTGATTTGCATATTCTGTTGTGCTTTAGCTTTATCAGCTTCTATCTGCACTTGTGTTCTAGCTTTCAATGCTTCTGCTTCTAGTTGTGCTAGTTGTTGAGCATACTGCAATGGATTTTGTTGTTGTTGACTTTGTGCTTTAGCCATATCTGTTAATGGTTTAATAGCTTGCATCTGTGGAGCTTTTGCCACAACTTCTGCAGCCCTTTGACTTATCATCATATCTAATTCTGGTTCTACATCCTCAAACTTAAACTTAGGATCACGAATGTCTGGCATACTTGGCAATCCAATTCCTATAGCAACTTCCATTCTCTGACGATATAACAACGCTATGTGTTCTGCTATATGTGCAATTATTAATGGTTGCATTGCCATCGCACCTGGATTACCAGCTAATGATGGGTCTTGTATGAATTGCATATGAACTGCTATATGGCTATCGTGATCTTGTTCTGGGAACGCCCTTATAGGTTTGCCATACATTAAACTCATGTTCTCTGTTATTGGGTCAACTCTAGAAGCTAGTTCAGGTTTCATTAGAACTTCATCTATATTGCTTATTCTAATCGCCTCATACATTCTCTTATACGCTTCGTATTGATCATGTAATTGTGGTGCTGATTGTGCCATTTGTAAAACAGCTTGAGCTTGTGCAATTCTTTGTGATGTACTGAATATATTAGGATCACTAACTGGTATTACATCTATACGATTATCAAAGTCTTTTGCATACATGGTTGTAGATATGCCAGATTGTGCAAATTCAAATGACTCTGGTAAATATTCTGCATTTAGTTTAGCTAGTAATTTAAATTCTTGCCCTTGTGAATAATGTAACCTCTTATGAATAGCACTAAAAGCTTTGCTACCTTGCTCAATCAAAGCGACTGTAGACCCAACCGGGGCATTGGGGTTAACATCACCAACATTTAAATCAGCAGTTGAAGCAAATCTTCTTCCTGCATCGGTAATGGCGTTCATTAAATTGAACAAGGTAGCTGAAGGTTCTTTAAATGGTAATGGCATAATAGCTTTGTTTACGTCATCAACAGTAGCATCTAGATCAGCAAACTCACCTGGATTGATTTGCATCTCACCACCAGTAACTCTGCCTTTTAATTTAAATCCACCTTGCATATTTGCAAATGCTGCAGAATCTAATAATGCTCTTAATGATCCTGTTGCTGCTTTGCCCAATCCACCTATCATATGGAACAAACCAAATCCATAGAAACCAGTGCCTGGTAGAAACTTGTAAGAGACAAACCAATCACGCCTCTTTTGCTTTTCGTCATCTTCATCCCAATTACGTCTAATGCTAACTACTTTTTCTGCATCATAGTCAATTGTAACTACATAAGGTAATGCAATAACATTATCGTCATCGTCATCTTCTCCACCATCAATTCCATCAAAGGTGTAGTAAGTATGCATTTCTATTAATGTCATAACCTCATCAGTACCTTCATCCCCATAAGGATCAACGCCTTCTATCTCACTACCTATATCGCCTGATGGATCAGTATCGTTTCCAGAGTATTCGCTTTGTAGATAATACCCAGCCTTTACATATTTGTTGTAGTCGTTTCTTGGCATACGAATTACATGGCTATATCTTGACGATGTGTATAAGTCTTTACTATCTGGTGATACTATAAAATCTTCAGCCTTTACGAACTGAGAACATTGTCTATCTAGATTTGCATCCCACCATACTTTTTTAAATGTGTGACCAACTAATGGTAATTGAAATAACATCTGATCTAAATCAGGAAAGTATTCTGGCATCTCTTGAGTGATTTGGTAGTTCATGTAATCTTTTACACGCTTGGCTTGCTCTTCCATCTCTTCACTAGGATCACCAACAATAACAGTCTTGACTGGACCACCACTAGGATAAAGTTCTGCAATAGCTTTTGCATTAAATTGTGTTGCTGCTTCAGCAATCATAGGGTGTACTACTGTACTTAAACCTCTAGTTGCTCTTTGGTTTTCTTCTTCATCTTGCCCACCACTAGGATCAAGAGTTTCTAAGCCTTGCTTGTATCTATATCCCCATTCAGACCTTGCATCTTTGTCACTCTCGTAACTATGAACTAATTCACTAGCAATTTGGCTTAATTCTTTGTCATCCATTTCTTCAGCT